TATTGTTGATAATGTAGTTCCTACTCCAATATCAGTTGATCCAAATGAAACAGGATTAACAACTAATTTTCTAATTGTCTCATTATACTTAAAATTGAAAATTTCAGTTCTATTTGATTTTATATCCAACTTAAATTTATCACCAACAGATAATCCATGCTGTTGTCCAGTAGTTGTAGCAGTAGCAACAGTTACTGTTCCATTTACTTTTCTTAGTTGACCAGTAATGTTATTTGTTATTAATTCCAATTTGACATTATCTGATCCAGTTGTAATTCCAGTTATAATTTGTTTAAAGAATACATTATTTGTTCCAATACCAGAATTTACTCCATTTGTGCTAAAACCTACTCTCTCTGTTGAAAGTCCAATAAACTCATCATTAATTTTTACACAAAATAGTTCACTAAACGAACTTAAGTCAAATTGATTAGATAAATCTAAATTTTTAGATGCAATAATCGTAGATCCAAGAGAAACAAGAGACAATTGATCATTAGTCTTAAATTTATGATTTGGCAAAAATATTGCTTTTGGAGGAATGGATTTAAAAATTGTTCCTATACCTGGATTAGTTCCCACCCTTCCAACAGCAACTTTAGTAAAACTAGTTCCAATACCAACTGATTTTTCAGCTTCAAAATATTGAATTTTTGGAAATTCTATATTTTTATTTTCTAATTTTTTATTAATATCATATGTAAATTCTGTTTCTGACTTTGTTACCACTGCTCCTGAGAGATGATCTGTTGGAGTGGTTGAATTATGTCCTCTAATCACTCGATACTTATTATTAATATCATCATGATCAATAATTAAAAGTTGTTCTGTTCCAATTATAACAGTATCATCAACTTTAAATTTTCTGCTAAGAGTAGGATCAGAAAAAGTTATAAATGTTGTAATTCCAGAATTGGTAGCTACCATAGAGGTAGATATTGAAGAAGTAACAGTGGATATACCAATTATTCTAACTCCCTCTATATTTTTGTATTTTGTTGATGATATTCCAGTAATTTCTACCACATCACCATCAAGTAACCCATGAGGGATAGTTGATAAACCAGTAACTTTCTCATCAAATACTGAAAACTTTAAGTTGTTAACTACTGTGTTTGTAGTTGCAACTGAAACTATGCCTTTACCTAAAACTTCATTAACTCTAGCGGATATAGTTGGATCAGTAAATTTTATTTGGTCATTTACTTTATAATTTTCTCCAGATTCGTCTATTGATATTCCTGTTATACTTGATGATTTTACTCCATCAACTTTTAATTTAACTTGAGAATTAAGAGGATCTGCTAATAATGGATAACTTCTAAAGGTTTCATTTAAACCTAAATGAGTTACATTTCTTTTATAATTTCCACTATTGATAATTAAATCTGATTGATTGATAGAGGATTCATAATTAAAACTATCAGTTTCATTGCGATGTTTAATTGTAGTGTATGGAAAAGTTGGTTCAAAACTAAATTTATCTATAGTTGAAAAATATGCATATGTGCCATTTGGATATTCTGGAGTTATGGTAAATCTACCATTATACTCGTCTAAATCTCCACTTTCATCATAAATGTAATCTTCAATAAAATACCCATTGGGGTATATGGTTTGTGGAGGTCTATAATTAATATCATTTAATGGAGAAATGTTATAACTTGATTGAACAAACGTTAATCCAGTTCCAACATTGTTATTACTAACTGGCCCATAGATTGGATTTCCATCATATGCCCATCCAATTATTTTTGAATGGTTACTTACGTTATTAGTATCACTTAATAACTCTCTATATTTTGTTGGAGGATAAAAAGAACAAATTTTATTACCTTTGTATTTTAATTCGGAATTTACTTGTAGTAATTGATTGTTATTTGTTAGCGAAGTTTTATATCTTTCTACAGAATTTATTTTCCAGTTATAAATTTTTGCTAAAAATGCAGCATCTCTTCCGCTTGGAGTGACTTTTATGAATGTTTTAGTGGGATCATATCCAGATCCTTGTTCAATAATCTGAACATTTGTAATTTTACCATCAGATATTATTGGTTTCAATTTAGCAATAGATCCAACACCAGTTCCCAACCCAACAACTTCTAAAGTTGGTGGTGATGTGTATTCTGTTCCAGAATTAGAAATTACAACATTAACTACATTTCCATTAGTAATTATGGGATTTAATGAAGCATCTTTACCTGTTAAAAATGATACATTTGGTTGTCGAGAGTAGTTTATGATATTAGTTACGCCATACCCAACTCCTCCATTTTCTATGAACACATTTTCAACTTTACCTTTAACTTTTGCCTCTGCAGATCCAATATAGTAATCAGGCACAGTCGATGTTAACCCTATTGCCACATCATTACTAATATTAACTTTAATTTCTGGATATTTGAATGTATGTGTTCCAACTCCAACACTATTCAAACTTTCATATATTTTTCTATCATAATTTGTGCTTGTAATTGTAGATAAAGATCCAGCCGTACTTAATTTAAATTTATTACTATCAATAACTGTAACTTTATAAACATTAGATGTTGATAGTCCAGAAATAACAGTTCCTGTGCAACTATATTCTACGTTATCACCATTTTTGAAATTATGGTTCTTGGCGTAAATATAATTGTTAAAGGTGTTTATACCAACGAATGTTTTAAATAAATCACTCCTATTAGTGGTAGGGTATTGTTGAGATAAGATATTTACTCTTCGATTTGAGTATAAAGATCCTGTGCTAATAACCTTTATTGTATCAATTATCTTTCTTTTTTTCTTAGATCTAAAGATATGAGTACCATTTCCGTTTTGAATGAAAAATATAGTACCAATTCCTGCAATAGCATCTTCTTTTTTTACTGTTAGTGAAAAAGATAAATCATTTCTCTTTAAAATAAAGTAAGATGTGCCTGAAGACAATAAATCAGTATTAAATCCAACATTAACACCAGTATCAATACCTATAGGATTTCCTGTTGTGGTGTATACGACTTCTTCACCGTTTAAAAATCTATGTTCCCCATCAAACGAATTTGTTGCTAAATCTACATTAAAATCAGTATATGCTTTACTATGAGTAAATCCTCTCATCTTTGCTTCACATCTTGCACCTGTTCCATTTCCTCCAGATATAGTAACTGAAGGTGTTGTAGTATAATTAAACCCCCTATTATTTACTATGATCTCAGATATACCACCAGAAAAATTACCATGACCAACACAACTATTTCCAGATGGATCTACTATAGATAATGTAGGTGGATTAATAACATCATAATCTTCCCCAGAATTTAAAACTTCAATTTCATTTATTTGTCCATAATATAAAGAATCTTTTGAAATTGGAGAATGATATTCAATTCCATTTAATGAAACACCAATTGGCCCTTTAATATTTGTTTTTTTTGTTGATATTTTTGGATTTTTGTATATTCTTTTAAAATAATCTTGATTTTGCAGTTCCACACCTTCATATAAATTTGCAGGAGTGATTGTATGAATTACATCTTTAAATATGGTATTGATACCTGTAGTGTTATCGTTTATAGTTCCAACATATTGAGGTATTTCCAATAATCCTCTGTATAAATTTAGTGGCGTTGTAGCCAATTTAATTGTATTTGAATCAATAACATTAACAAAGTAAAATCCAGTATTAATACCAGTTATTCCAGATCCAGATGAATATATTAAGTCCTCTCCCAAATTAAGGTAAACTTTTTCCCCGTTTATAAAATTATGATCATTTATATTAACTGTATATTGATTTGTACTAACTCCAGAAGATGAATTAAATGTTTTTGATCGATTAGTATTTGTTGTTTCAAAAGATGGATAACCAGAAAAAGAAACATATGTATTTTTTTCATTATCGACAAAAGTATTCTGAATATTACCTAGTAAAGATGTAATTCCAAATCTACTATCAATATAAGTAAGTTTTTTCCTTACTTGATAGTCTCCAAAAATATTTGGAATGATCGCTATGCTAAATTTATTTGGTGCGGGCGTGTCTATAACTTCTGTATTTTCAGCTTGTAATGATCCGTTAGATTTTAGGATTATATCTACTTTATCTCCTTTTTTCAAATAATGATTTACTTCAGATGTAAACACGTTACTTCCATCATGATTAATGATATCAATGTATGATAAGTTGTTATGGAACCAAGTATTAAATTTTGGGTCATTAATATCAACTTTTTCACCTAAATGTTTGACTCCTATTGTATCGTCAATATCAAAATACTTAGTAACACTAGCATTATCTGAGACTCCAGAGATTGATCCAGTTGTTCTCATCGTGCAGATCTTTGTTAGATCATTATTTTCATACCCATAAATGAAATTAGTATCAATAATGGGATCAGACTCTATTAAAGTTCTAGAAATACCAGTACATCCAAAAAATTGATTATTTGATTTGGATGTATAAGTTGCTAATGTATATCTGTTATCTGCGTTTAAGTAGTAAAAATTACCAGAGTCACCAAATCCAATTGTAGAGTCCACAGTTGTCACTTCTGTAGTTGATGCAGTTCCAACTACTTTTGTTTTTGTAGAAACTTTAAAATTATTAATTATTGTTCCTTTTGAAAAGGAAATTTTAAAATATTTTTTACTTTTTAGATATATTGCTTCAACATTTGCTACAGCTCCACTCGCAGTTGGATTTGTAAAGGAATCTTGGTATATTTTGAGTCCTACTAAATTTAAAGGATTTCCACTTATATTTTCTACTATGATGTCATCACTTACATCCCAATCTGCATCTGATGGTAAAAAAGTCTGATTAAAAGGTTTGATAATATCAACTTGCTCTCCATACAAAACTTGAAATAAAATTTTTAAAGAGGTATCTGTTCCCTTTGAACTGAAAAAATCTCTTGCTCTTGATAAAATATTCTCTACATTCAATCCATATGCAAAATTTCTGTCCTCTAATCCAGGTAAAAAGTTTTTTCTAAACTTTTTATAAAATTGAGTTGCAAAAAGAAAACTTAAATTAACTACTAATGAATTTGCATTATGTGCTGCAGCATTAGTATCACTAAATGTTAAAAATTCAGGAGTTCCAGCTGTTTCAAGTGCAGATATTCCACTAAATCCACGAATACAACCAGTAAATGTAAAACTTTCTCTTGTGAACGTAAATAAACCCTTTACTGGATTAGCAGCTGTTATGCCTATGGTTGAAATTCCAGATATTGGTCTATCAACAGTTATTGTATCAACACCAATTGCAGAAACTCTTGTGTTAGGTGTGACTACAATATTATCACCATAATTTGTAATTTCAACTGAAGATAAACTTACGATATCATTGACACTGATATTAGTAGTTGTAATACCGCTTATGATCGTGTCATACTCAACATCAATATTACCATTACTAATTCCAATGTTTGTTAAGTTCCTTCTTTTTCCTGTATAAGTAATAATTTCATTATCAATTTTTAAAAGACCATATGTATCTGGAAATCCTTCACCTCTATCTACAGTTATTTCATCATCAAACGCATATGTTAGTGATTTTAGAAGAGAAGGTTTTTCTGGAGTTGTGCTATTTGGTGCAGGAATGGTTTGTTTTTCAACTAAAGATATATCCGAAACAGTAGATATTTTTTTAAGAGATGAGATATGATCAGATAAGTATGTTGTTCCATACTCACGTTCTTCAGATGCATAATACTGAGTTAAAAACTCCTTGAATAATGGATTGTCCGCTTGTATGAAATCTGGTATTTGACTACCAAGAATATTTGATATTTTAACTTTTTTATCTGACATCTGTTATCTTGTATATTTTTTGTTGCTTATAAAACTAGATGGTGGTATGTAGTTTGTTCCAGAAACATTGGAACCAGAAACAAGAACATCTTCTAATAAATTAAGTTGACTGTTTCCCATAGTATCTAGCACAATATAAAGATTCTCTTTTGCCACAATATCATTAGATTCTGGAGTAACTTCAATTTCAATTTTTTCAGCTATAGATGTAGATGATATATTGATTGGAAATAGATTTATTTCTCCTCTTTTATAATCTACAATTCCTGCATTGTTGTTAATATAAGTAATTGTATTACCATTAATTGTGAAAAACTTGATAACTCCTGTAAGTTGATTAATATCTGGCAAATCAGTCAAATATACGTCTCCATCAACACCTTCAATCTTAAACGCAGAAGAACGAATATTAAATCCTTCCAAATCAGCATGAAATACATTTCCATAACATATTTCATAAGTTGCTAATTGATTATATAAAGGTTTCAAATCTCTTCTCATTATCAACTTAGTGATATTTGAAGTTATTCCAGTATCAACCCGATCAATTTGTGCAAGCAACTTACTATATTTCAATCTTCCACCAAAAGAATTAATATCTGATGATTTTGCATAACTCTCAATTGCAGATAGTATTCGAGATTGTAAATTTAACTTATCAGAAACAAATCCAGAATCATACGCAACAGTTGAATTAAATTCTACGTACAAATACTTTAAATCTAAAAATTCTTGTTTGATACCAGCCACAGTATATTTCTTCAAATCATTTTTAATTGAATCTTTGACCACAGCAGATAGAACTTCACCATTTTTTGGTTTAACAGTGATGAAAACTTTTCCAAATTCTGGTGGGTCAAGTTCTTCTCCACCATATGCACTTACAGAGTCAATATTTGGGTATAAAAAAGGTATAAGACTCTTATAATCATTTGGTGTAACTGCTCTATATTGCGACGCATAAACCCTTGGAGCGAGGTATTTTATGTTATCCACAGATTCTATCGAATCACCATTTTCTGACTTCTGTGTGGTCGTTACAAGCGATATGCCACTTGTTATATCTCTGTCTACACCTCCAATAATATATGTCAATCTTCCAGAAAAGTTAAAGTTGGCAGCATTATTACCATCTACACCATTTGTAACAATGTAACTGACTCGAATTATAGCTCCATTTGCTGGTTTTTTACCTAAAACATTATCACCAAACATAATTTGATATCTTTCATCATCAATTTCTTGGAAAAGGAATAGTCTAGACTCGGCATTTACATCAAAAATGTTAGTGTATGCATTATATACCTCAGTTGATCCTTTTTCTTCAACTTCAACACGAATTGAAGAGGTATCAATGTTTGCATTTGGTAAAATATACCTTTGATTAGTCTGTGAATCGTCTACTCGAAAGGTATTTGTTAAATAACTACCTTCGTAAATTGAAATATTTCTAAAATTTGCAATTCCTTGACTATTTGGAGTCACTGTAATGTCATCTGGAATTGAAAATATGTAATTACCTCCTTGAACTGCTCCTAATGCAACTAGACCTTTGTTTAATTTAACAATATTTGCCCCAACTGGCACATTTACTGTAAAATTCACCACTGCAGTCGCAGATTTCTTCGATCTTGGTACGTAACCGATATTTCTTGCCAGTGATACGACATTTTCACGTAGAGTTGCACTATCAATGAATGATTCATTAACAGCCATGTTCGTATTATAGGCAGTTATATAAGAGTTGTATGCTAAAGTATCAATTAAAATCGAAAAGTTAGACCCCTCAAAGTCAAAATCGGAGAAGTTTGAGTTTGATCTCAAATAATCTTTGATTTGAGCCCTTAAAGTATTAAAATCAAGGTTGGTAAACTGTGTAAATGACATTATATCCTAGTCGGTTGAAGTAAAAATTCGATATTTTGTGTTGGAAGAGGTAATCCTGTAATTTCATACTCAATTCTTATTTGTAATTCATGTGAATCAATCAAAGAATCAATTAATACGTTTGTTAAGTTGATTCTTGGTTCAAAGTTTTTGAGTAAAACAGTGATTTCTCTTTCTAAAAATGATGAAATGTCATTTAAATTCGTCTCAAACAACGAATCTTCGATTGATGTACCCAATAAGTCGTTAAAAAATCTATCATTAATGCGTGTTCGGCATAAATTAACAACTGATCTCTTAATTGCATCTTCATTTTTCAGCACAGTTACGTCATTTGTAACTGGATGCCGAGTAAATGATAAACTTATGTCCTTAAATGCACGAGAAATTTGAACTGCCATTCATTTTGATATATTTTTTCCTAATATATCTATAAGGGTTTTTTAATATTACGTTTATTTATTTGCCTTCTTTCAAAAATTGAGGTTTTTCCTCCTCTTTTTCTTCAAAATAAGCATCAGCATCATACTCACTGATCAATTTTTTACCAGATTTGGCAAATTCTTCTGATTTATCCATTTTAATGACCATTTTTGTCTCCGTAATGATTTATTTATCCTAACTCTGGATTTTCTTTGCGTTCTTTAGCTGTTTTCCAGAAATAATTCTCTTCAGAACCTAATCCATCACGATCATGACCGTTCTCTACCTGATAATACACGGTTGAAACCTTAAAATCAGGATTCTTGGGTGTCTCAGGAGTGATACTATTGTCATATATCCTCATTCTGTTATTTGGATACAAACAAAACTGTCCATTGTCT